CACTGTTCTCTCCTCGTATGGTCAGCCACAAGTGTACCGAAACGACGATGAGCGTGACCAGAGAAGCCTGATAGAGCGTCGACCCGGTGAGGGTGAGGAGCACCATTGCGGTGCCTGCCCACGTCCAAGAGTTCTCAAGGATGTATTCACGCCACTTCATTGTCGTCTCCTGGTCACCGGGGCGACCACCGTCAACAGCACGATTGCGTTGACGGTCTTGCGTTGTTCTTCGGTTATGCGTGACCCGTCAGGAAGCCACGACGCCTTGCATTCATAGGCGTTCGCATACGGTGGTTGAACCTCAACTTCGCGGCATTCGAGCGGTTGAGCGTTCGCCTGGGATGCGAACAGGACAATCAGCAGGGCGGGTAGAGCTGCGAAGGCTCTACGCTTCATCTCCGCTTGGTGGTGCTACGAACTCGTCATTAGTTTGGTCGTATGTCCAGCCGATGCCGGGATACGCGGCCCTGAAGCTGCCGTGGTAGGAGCACTGGAGCCACTCTCCGGCGAGTCCGATTGAAGCGATGAACGCCTGCCCGATAGGTTCACTCTCAGGGAAGTTGCCGCCGCCGCAGTCATCGTTGGCGATGACGGTGACGGTTCTGACGATGCCGTTCTCTACTTGTGCGAAGTGTGCCATGTTTAGACCTTGAACCTTACATAGACGATGCCTGAGCCGCCTGCCGCTCCTGCGATGGTCGTGGCGACGAATGTCGCGCCGCCTCCGCCTCCGCCTGTGTTCACCGATCCTGCGACTGCCGCTACTGAGCCTGTCGCGGATGCACCTGCCCCGCCGCCACCCGTGCCGCCTGTGCCACCCGTACCGCCACCTGCGCCCGAATAAGACGAACCGCCGCCGCCACCGCCGCTTCGGAGTGTGGTGCCGCCTGACTGCCCCAACCATGTCGAGATATCGATGCCTGCGCCGCCGTTCCCACCGTTGGCATTACCACCGTTTGAGCCTGTGCCGCCGCCGCCGCCGCCGCCACCGCCACCTTCGCTGTCTCCGAAGCCGTTGCCGCCTGAGTTGCCTTGATTAGTGACCGCCGCACCACCGTTTGACGAACCACCACCACCGCCACCACTACCACCTACGCCACCATTCGTTCCGCCGTAGCCGCCAGCACCACCGCCATTAGCGCCACCGATACCGACAAACGAACCAACACCTGCGCCACCGATAGTTCCCGTGTATGCGCCGCCTGCACCGACATACACCGTTGCGTTCGCATCAAGATAAATAGTTCCGTTCAGCGCACCGCCACCACCGCCACCACCGCCAGCACCGCCAGCAGCGGCGCCGCCGCCAGCACCGCCGCCGATGCAATAGACATCGAAGAGTCCCGACTTCGTGACGGTAAGCGTGCTGCTAGACGTAAACGTCAAGAGCGTGTACGCCTGACCGCCGACCGTAATGCTGCTCGACGATCCGCCTGTCGCTACACCGTAAGTTGTGCCGCCACCGCGAAAAAAGATTGCTGCTGACGCGCTGGTGAAATAAACGACTCCGCCCTCCCATTGCGCCAATGTCGGTGCCGTACCAGCCGAAGAGTTCAGAGTCAGACCCGCACCAGCGACCAGGCTGATTGTGCCCGAGCCAATCGAATGAACCCACACTGCGTCACCGGCGTTGAACGTCGAGTTCGGTACGGTGACGGTTCCAGCGGAACCCATGTTCATCACTTCGCGTGTGCCTTTGTCGGCGGCCTGCAACGTGTAGTTCGCGGTCTGCGTTGAGACCGACAGATTGAAGTCGTTGGTTTGCAGGTCGTTCATCTGCTGCGCTGTGAGCGTCTGCCCGGCGGTGAAGGTTTGCTTGGCCATACGGGTGCTTATCCTAGCCCAACATCGACATCGTCAAGAGCAGAAGTATCGAGGATGAACGCCGTCAGCAGTTGCGCCTGCCCGAGCCCGAGCGTCACCGTATGGCTGTTCGGTGTGATGTTGTGGGTAATCTGCTCAACGAACATCGTCTTCTGCACCGTCGTGGGCGAGCCGACGGTGAAGCTCTTGGTCACCGACACCAAGTCACCGATCTCCAACGTGGAGACCGCCTCGGCGTTCGCCGCCGACAGCCCGTTCAGCACGACGCTGATTTCGTTGAAACGGAACACCGGGTCTTTGTATTTGTCACGTAGGTTTTGGGCGAGTGTGGTGCCTGCCGCGAGGTCCACGAGTGGCACGTCGTTGAGGCTCAATGTCTGGATGCCGAACTCTGCTTGCGATGTGGCGTCGGCTGCGGTCGCCAGGGCGAGACCCTGCACACCGATCTGGATGTTGTTGTAGAGGGTCTCAACTCCGTAGCCGACGGACAACGCCTGGTATGGGATGGCAGTCCCGCCCGAGTCTCCGAAACTCAAGGTTGCGGTGCCGAACGTGAAATCGACGGTCGGTTGGAATGTTGCGGTTCCGCCACGGCTGATGAAGAATCGGCCGTCTTCGGCGATCACGACTGCGTCGATGGCGGATTTGACGTTGTCGTTGTTGTCGTAGGCGACGGTGCCGACGGTGAAGTTGCCGGTGGCGATGCTGCGTGTCGCGGTCGAGTAGCCGACTTCGGGTCGGTCGAGTATCGCTGAGACGCGGGCGGAGGTCAACTGGCTGGATGGGTTGAATGCGGTGAGGTTGGTGCGGCCGAGTTGGGCGAGGTCGTCGACGAGGCTGACGATGGCGCGTGAGATGGTCGGTTGTTCGTAGTCGATGTCGAGGTCTCGGACACGGCCGACGAAGAGTGGTTCGTCTCCTGCGGTGCCGCCGTAGATTTGGGCGTAGCGCATCGGTGCGATGCCGTACCCGGATTCGACGTAGGGTGACGCGGTGTTGGATGGGTCGAAGGCGCGTTGTGATGCCTGGTCGTCGAGGATGATGGTGGCGACGCCGACGGGCATGGATGCGAGTTGGTCTGGTCTGCCGCGTCGGATGCTGGCGGAGAGCACGTATTCGGTGACGTCGGCGAAGTCGACGGTGCCGTCGAGGACGTTGGTGCCGTCGAGTTGGGAGGAGTCGAGTTGGAACTCGTTTTGGAGTAGTCCGGTGTCGAGGAGGACTTTGTAGGTTTGTCCCCAGATGGCTGTTTTTGCCATCGGTTAGACCGCCGTGTAGTAGCGCTGGTCGCCGCCGCCGAGATGGTAGGCACGCAGATAGTCGGCGATTTCTTGCCCGACCTGCTGCGGATTCACGACACTCGAGTTCACGGTCACGTTGACCGTGTCGGGCATCTGACGCTGACCCGAAGTGAATGAACCGCCAGGAGTCGGGGTTGGAATCTCTGGAATCGGTGGCAGTCCAGATGGGTTCTGGGCAGAGAACTTCGGCACCGATGCGGCCGCCGTAGTGACCGCAGCCAACGCCGAAACGTAGTCGTTCAATGCTTCGGTCTGTTCTGTCAATGCCTCGGTGTAAGCGTCGGCTGCATCTTTTTGGCGCAGCATCAAGGTTCGCACCGCTTCTTGGAACGGGATGAGTTCTGCGTCGCCTTCACGCAATCCGTCCGTCGCAATACGCAACTGGCGGCGTGCCTCGTTCAGATTGTTGGTGACCTCAATCTGGCGATCCTCTGCGTCAATGACGGAGAACTTGGCTTCAGCCAGGCGAATCTCTGCGCGACGAATCTCGTCGGGTGTCGACTCTGGGTCCTTGCGTAGTTCGGCAAGTTCCCTCTCCGCATCGCGGACCGCAATGACCGACTGCTCGACATCAAACTTGGAACGGGCGACACCGCGTTCCGCTGCCGCGACCTTGCGTTGAGCCGCCGCAATCTCCTCGGGTGTTCCACCCATCTGCGCCTTGGCAAGCTCTTCTTGCGCCTGACGCAAATCGTTCTCTGTTTCGATGAGCGACTTGCGACGGTCCTCGGAACGCTTCTGCGAGTTGGTGAAGGACTTGAGAGCGGATTCGCCATCTTTGACGGCCTTGGTGTAATCCTTCTGGCGGTCGGCAAACTTCTTCACATCGTCGGCAGCCTTCTTGACCTTGCCGCCAGCCTTGTCGGTTTCGTCACCGAACTCTGCCATCGACTGCTTGGAACCCTTGGCGTTCCGGGTGACCTGGGCGAGACGACGCTCAACCGTGTCGAGCGGACCTTGGGCGATGATGTCAAGACGTTTGGCGGTGCGATCTACGGTGTCACGGAATCCGTCGAATGCACCTTGCACTTCTCGGGTGCGCCGTTCGATTGCGCCTTGGATGCTCTCGATTGGTTTGCCGAGAGCAACTGCCGCACGAACCAAGTCGATTGCGGCGAACAGCGGACTGAGTGTCGCAACGACTCCTTCCATGAACTTGTAGACACCAAGCGCAACCGATTCAAGATTGTCGAGGATGGCGATTCCTGCCTCGCCGAATGCGGCAACGAACACCGCCAAGGCTGACCTGACACCCGTGCTGCGGAACTCGTCGACCGCCATGCTCACCGCTGGTATGACTTTGTTCGTGAGATAGCCGACGACCTCGGTCAATGCTGGCAGGAGAAGTGCACCGAACTGTTCCTGAAGCTCGTCTACCGCAATACCGAACGCACGGAATCTGCCTTGTGCCGAATCAGCAGAAGCCGCTGCGGCTCCCTCGAACGTGTCGGACAACGTGCGCAACACCGCATCAAAGTCCTTCGCCTTGACCGCGTTCTGATCAAGCGGCACGCCGAGCCTGGTGAGGGCGGTGAACTGACCTTGGCTCGCTCTGGCCAGCCCTAGGGTTACCTGCTCTAGGTCTCGTCCTGTACCTGCGGAGATGTCGAGCGCGACCTCAAGCAACTTCTGTGACTGTGTGAGGTCGCCTGTTGCACGGACGAGTGTGGACAGCGCCGGACGGAGCTGATCGTCGGCGACAGCCGCAGCCTTGGATGTTTCCGAAATGAAGCGTTCTGTCGAGGCGACGAGTTGTTCTGATTTGCCGAACGTGGTTTCCAACGCTTGGGCGAGGAGTGCCTGCGATTGGGCGTCTTCTGCCGCAGCCTTTACCGCCAACCCGGCTGCCGCCGAGACTGCACCGAATGCCGCCGTACCGGCGACGGCAATCGTCTTGAATGACGGCAACAAGGATGAAAGTTTTCCGCCGAGACCACCACTACCAAGTGATGCTTGCGCCTCATCCTTGACTTTGTCGAAGGTGCCGATGAGTTGTTTGGCGTCGCCGACGAGCTTGACAAGAAACTCGCGTGACACGGCCATGACGACCGATTCTACTCAGTGCAGATTGAGCGATTTCCGTAGTTCTCGGAACTCCACCAGCAGCGACTGCGCAATCTCCGTCTGGGTCATACCGTTAAAACGCGATAAGTCCTGCGGATCGGTCCACCAACGCTCGTCAAGAATCTCCGCCACACGCCGACTGCCGTGCGGTCCACGTGATGTTGCGGTCTTCGGTGAACGGAACGAGTGCACCGAACGGAACGTGGAGAAGTCACCCGCGTCAAGGAACGCACCATGCTGACGCTTGAACCCAGGCACGACACCTGGGCGATGCTGCGGACGGTAGAAGATGCGTGCAGGGTCCTTGGTCTGCGGGTCACCTGCGACGTTGATGCGCTCAAGCAGCTGCACCCAAACGTCACTCCAGATGTGCCCCGGTACGGGTTTGGCGAGCGGCAAAACCAAGTGCCAGTGCTCGTTACCTGGCTCATGCGACCATGTGGTGTAGGCGAGATACTCGAGCCCGTCGAGTTTGGCGTAGTCAAATGATTCGCCGTCCATGTCAACGACGAGACACGTGACATTCTTGACGTTGCGGTTGCCTCGTGTTGACAGGTGGTAATACTCGACCGGTGACCAGAGGTCTCGCTTCGTCTTGTCGGTGTTCTCAATGCTGTGTGTGAGCGACGCCTCAAGACCGAGCCACGAGATGGCGAACTGCTTTGGCTGAATGGTCTTTAGGTCGTCAAACTTGACTGCCTTGATGTCAGTAGGCATGGCGGGCCTCCTATGGTCACCCTACCGTCAGCGGGCTCCGATGGCAAGCTTCTTCAATACGCCCTCAATGGCATTGGCGTACTCGACGGCGATGAAGGACTTTGAGTCGCGGACGGCCTGCCAGAAGAAGTAGCCCTGACGTCCGCGATGCCGAAGAAACTGCTGGGTCTTCTGTGTACGACGACCACCGAACTCGGCACCGTAGAAGACCATGCCCATCTGTACCTTCGTTTTGCGTTTGCGGTTCGGTCGTGATGCCGAAACGAAACCACGTTTGTGATCGAGCTTGATGGTGGGCACACGGTCACGCCTAGCACGCAGACCATTGACCACTGCTTGTGCCTGCGATTGACCCGATGACCCAGGCCGCTGTGGTCCGTGCTTGGGTTGAGATGCGGCGTTGGCTTTAGCCTTGTCGACCACATGCTGTGCAACCTGCTCCGCGGCGATACGCATCTCCTTGTTGAAGTTCTCGTTCGCCTGGCTGGCTTCACGCAAGAACTTGAATAGTCCGTCGACAACGAACGCGACCTCACCAGCACGACCTGCGGCAAGCGCACCCGAGGATGACCTCGTCAGTTCAGCCATGTCACCGATTGTACGGCGTGTTGGGATGCTGCTTCACGAATCGCCAACGCAGGTACGCCTGCATCGTGAACAGCATCCTGGGCGACTCCTTCAACAACAACGACGGGGCAATGCCCGTCTCACACGCCAAATAGGCAATCAGCCAGTGGGCTGAGTTCTCTCCAAAGGGCCGATCTTGGCCTCCTCGGTAGTGATGGAAACACCGGTGACCTGTTGACGCCACGCCTTGTAGTCGAGCTCGGTTTTTCCGCGACGCTTCTCGGAACACCACGCCAACCAGCCGAGGTCTCGAATCTTCAAGTCGTCCTCAATCTTGGCCATTGAGATGTTGTGGACTTCTTCGTATTCGCAGAAGTCGGCAAACTCGGCGACCGATAAACGGTCTCCGCTGTCCGAATGGACGAGCAACGCAATCTTCATTGTCTAGCTCCTTGTGTTGTTGGGTTAAATCAGGCGACGGCCTTGGTGATTGCGCCCGAGATTGGGAACGTCACATCGGCGGTGGCGAGTTCGCCGACCGCACCGTTGACCGGAGTCCACTCGGTGACCAGCACCGAGAAGGTGTACGACGGGTTCGCCGACGAAGCGGCAGCGGTGCCGTTCGGCTTGATGACGCAGGTGACTGCGGTCGAGCCGACGAGCGGGAAGAAGATTCCGTCGATGGCGTTGTAGTCGTTGTGGATGCTGAACGTCACCGAGTTGTCGATGAGACCCGAGACGCGGGTCTGGGCGGTGGCTCCGAACGCCGTGGTCGCAACCTCAGCCGCGGTTGTCGACAAACTCACACTCGCCACATTCGAGGAAATGTCCGTGCCGTTGAACACGATGTTCGCGTCTTTGAGGACCAGCTTTGCCATGATTAGTTGTCTCCTGCCTTATCGGCTTTTAGAGGTTTCTTGGATTCTTCGACTGGCGTCAGAATGCCTGCCGCAATCAACAACTCTACATCGTCGATTCCGCTTCCGTCCACATGTCCGCCCGGCTGAACACCAGTGACAGGGAAGGGTCCGGAGACGAGGTATTTCGCCATGCTCTAAGCGTACACCGTGACCTTGAAATCAACCGCCAAATACAGGGTGTCGTTGGCGTCGATGTTCGTCAGGTTCTCGGCGTTGGTGACGATCAGATCGTCGCACACACCGCCGAGTGTGCGGTCGGCTTCAATGGCGGCACGCAACGACTTTGCTCCACTCCACGACATGTATTGGTCGAGTTGGTCTTGGGCGGTTCGTTCCGATGCCCGATTGACCACGAGCGTGACGGTGAAGTTCATCACGACACCACCGCTGGCCATACCGGTCTGGTGGTAGGTGATGGTGTCGAGCGTGGGCCACGCGAACGGCGGGTTCACCTGGTCGGGCTGGTAGTCGAACGCACGCAAACCTGAGACCGTGTTGATGGCGGTCTTCAACCCGTCTTTGACTTGGCTGATCGTGGCTGGCATTAGGCGAACATCCGCATGCGTCGATACGGCTCGACGAGCTGAGCCATGTCAGGGTCGAGGAATCGAGACACACGGATAGCACCAAGGTCGCCGAACCCGGCGACACCGAGCGGCGAATCGTACCGCTTGAAGATGCGCGACGACTGGATGATGCACGCCTGCTTGATCGGCTCAGGCACGCTCGCCCAACCCCATTGAGCGGTCACCTGCACCAACGCCTGCTCGCCATAGTTCGCGTTCACGGTCGGGAAGAGATAGTCGCCGATGGCACGCAACTTGTCGTATGACCAGGTGAGCCCATCGAGGACACCATTGAGCGGTTCGAGCTGCACGTCAGTGGATGCCCAGGTGGTATCGAAGTTGCCGTCGGCGAACGACGAGGTCTTCAAGACGAAACCTGTCGTGGTGTAGAAGTCGTCAACGTCGCAGACGTATTCGGTGTTCGCCTGAAAAACTCGTGGCGTGGCCGAAGAGACAGCCCAGAACTGGCGGTTGCAATACCCGTCGATCAGCCTGGAGGCGGCACCGATGCAGTTGTCAATCAGCGTGTCGTCAACGGTGTCGGCCGTGCCGATTCGCAGAGCAGCCTTGACTTCTAGCAGTGTTGCGTAGCCGTTCGTCGCCATGACGGGTCAATCCTACTCTGGCACGCCTTTCTCTATCAGCCCTTCACGCAGACGGCGCTTGAAATCCTGCGCCTGCTGCTCACCCGCACGGTTCGCTGGCCACGAGTTCGCTCCGGTCCAACGATGCCAGATTTGGCGGACACGGTTCTCGAACTTGACGGTCTTGCCGAAGTACGACCATTCGGACCAAAGCACTTCATCGGAGTAGATGTAGTCACGGAACGGTATTTCCACCAGACTCTTCGCCCGAAAAAACTGGCCGCCGTTCATCGGATTGTTGGGCAACTGCCAAGTCACGGAATAGGCATCCTGACCGGATGGCCACGCAATCCACGTCGCCTCACCTTGCTGTTGAGAACCGAAAGCTATCGCATCCGTATCTCCAGTCAAATCAGAAAATGAATCAACAACGTATTCGTCATCCACGCCGATCCAACAAAGCCAAGTCGTTCTGCAAAGTTTCGCTAACTTGTTCGGCATTCGGAAGCCAGGTTCGCTTGACAGAATCAACTCAACCCAAGGCGGAACACGTATCTCTCTGTCAGAACAAATCATCACATGGTCCGGCTGAGGATTGGCCCTCTCGACACTCGCCAACCAGCGTTCCCCAAACCGCGACCAATAACTGTCGCCGAAAACTATGCAAGCAGCAGTCGCTTCCGTCAATCCCATGACTGCAACAACCTTCGATCCAACTCCCAATCCCGCAGCTCTTCCCACGGCCGCTCCTGCCGTTCGTTGAATCGGTGCAGATTCGACTGGAAGGTCACCAAGTTCTTGTCACGGAACTTCTCGTTCGACGCCAGGGTGCTCGAGTTTCGATGATTCACCGCCGCAGTCGACAACACAATCTCCACGTTCGCACGCCTGGCACGACTCTCGAAATCCGTGTCCTCAAAGTACGCGGGATGGAAACCCTCATGGAATAACCCGACCTGCTGCACCACATGGCTGCCGATCCACACGCACGACCAGTTCGGCTTACCACCTAACACCATGTTGCTCTTCGTCGCCGCAGCATAGAACGCGGCCGTGCCACCCTCACCGAACTGCACATCGTGATTCACCAACATCCACCCGGTCGAGAACGGCGTCGCCTTGATGCCGAGATTCCACGACGCAGCCACACCAAGATTCGACGGCATCCGCCATACGAAGATTTCCTGCGCCTTGTGCGTCTTTGGCGTCCACTCCGAGTTCCCGTTGTCGATGCAAATCAGTTTCCCGATACGGCCCTCAAAGGACAGCAGCATCGCATCCACACGCCAATGCTCCGTGAGCACCGGCACGATCAGGACTGGGACGAACGGCACCATTCAACAATCTCCTTGAGAGCAGGCTTCCAATACTTCTCGTACACCGCATCAGCGTCGTACTGCTTCGCAAACGTCACCGCCTGCTGAGACACGCCACGATTGTTCTTCGCCTCATTCAACGCCGAGATGATGCTCGGCACGTTCGGCGTAATGAACCACGACAACTGCGCCGCATCCCAGAACGGCTGACCCTCCGCCAACCAACCGTCACCCAGCAGCTCCGGTTGGGCGGAGAAGTTTGACACGATGACCCGCGTGCCACACGCCTGGGCTTCGATTACGGGGATGCCGAACCCTTCACCCATGCTGGTAGCCAGAAGCACATCAGCGGCGCTGTAGAGGGCCGCCAGAGCGTTCTGAGGGTATCCCATGCGGTAGGTGTATGGGTCGGCGAACTTGACGCGATCAGGCTCAATACCGCACGCCCTGAGCAGCACCGTCAAGTTGATGCCACCCATCGAAGGAGTCTCGTCGGTGTGCATGTAGAGCACCGCATCAGGATTCTTCTGGGCGAACATCCCGAACGCCATCAGGTTCTCAGCGAATGCCTTGCGCGGCGGATGCACACCCTTGTTCGCGGCCGTCATCATCACGACGAAACGGTCATCCTCCCAACCCATCAACTGTCGCCCGGTCATCTTCTTGCCGAACGTATCCACGATGTGCGGGGTCGGCTTGAACACCGGCTCGATTCCGTGCGGAACGTACACGCTGCGCACACCGACGTTCTCCAACATCTTGTGCCCGAACTGCGACATCGCAATCGGCATCACGTTCGGCTTCTTGCACCAGTTGACCACGTCGGGTGGACACGGCGCATGATCGACAGGCACCCACGACGCAATGTTCGGTATCTTCTCGAGGTTCGGAGCCTTCAACACCCAGACATCGAACAGGGTGATGAGCAGTTTGACTAAGTCCGTCGACTGCGTCCACTCTTGCCAGTGCGCGGCGATGATGTCGTCCGAGTAGTTGCTGAGCCCCGCCGGGTAGATTTTGATTCCGTTCCAGTTCGACGACGCGCCGTGGAGCCCGTAGTTCGAGTGGACCGCGACTTCGTGCCCGTCTTTGATGAGCCTTTGGACCGCTTGCTGGGTTTGCTGTCCGTAGCCTGTTCCTGCCCACGGGGCGTTCGAGTACCAGAGGGCTCTGATGCGGTCCGCGGGTCGAACACGGACTCCTCCAACTCGTGCGCCACGCCCAGCTGCAAGAGCAGGATCGCCGTCGGTTCCGGCAAATCCATCGGCACGTCCTTGATGATTACTTTCATTCACAGAGACCTCCTTTGCAGGTCAACTCAACACTAGCCCATAAAAGACCGAGCGGCCCGGCACCACCCTGCGTTTGGGTGCCGGACCGCTCGACTTCGTTGTCCCCGTCAAGGGACTTCTTCAACTAACGAACTCAGTTCGTGTTGTTGATGAAGTACTTGACGTGGCTCGTTTGCGGCAGGTTGCCGTCCACGCGCATCGTGGCACGGAACGTGACGAGGTCCGCATTGAATGCGTAGTCGTCGCTGCGGTCGAGGCGCAGGCCACCGGCCTGACGCACGTAGTAGCTGGGGAGGTGGCCGAAGATGACCGACTTGGCGGCAGAAGCCTGCGACGCCATTGCCGGGTTCTCGAACACCGGGAAGTTGAGCAACTGGTCATTTCCGTCAGCGAGTGCTGGACTGAAAATGTAGTAGCCCGCAGTATCTTTGAGTTTTCGGACTGCACCGAGCGAAGCGGTGTTCATCATCCAGCCGACGCCAGGCAGACGACGCGCTGCGCCGTCCAGGCTGTACGCCAGGTCGATGAGGTTGTCCGCGGTGAACAGACCACCAGCGGTCGTGCCGAGCACACCTGAGCCAGCGGCGGCCACGATGCCCTTGGGCTTGTTCGTGCCGTTGCCGGTGGTGAGGTCTGCGTTGACTGCGTAGCCGATGGCGTTGCCGGTCTGCTCCGCGAGGAAGGCGAGGATGTCCACGCCCGAGTCCTCGATGAGTTCACGCGACAGCTGCACCAGGAACGAATACTTGTACGCGCTCAAGGTGATGAAGCTGTTGAAGCCGGGGTCGGACTCGCCGATCGCGGTGCCTTCACCAGTGACCGTGCCGGTCGACCATGAAGCCTGCGATGGGATTTGGAGGTTCTCGCCACCAGCGGTGCGCAACACCGTCGAGGTGTCGAGCATCGGGCCGACGAGACGAGCCTGCATGATGACCTGGTCGTAGAACGACGTCGGCACCGGTG